TATATCGCAGAGTCTTATCCTAAAACTGTTAACTATGATGTTGATCAGATATTGATTGTGACGATTGATATTGAAGTACAATGTGAGAATGGATTTCCGAGTCCAGAAGAAGCTGCAGAACCTTTTCTATCAATCACAGTAAAGAATCACCAGAGTAAGAAGTTTGTTGTCTGGGGTATCGGTGACTTTAATAACACTCGTGAAGATGTTACTTATGTCAAATGTGATGATGAGGTTCATTTACTTAAAGAGTTTCTCATGTTCTGGGAAAGACATCTGCCTGATGTGATTACTGGTTGGAATACAGAGTTCTTTGATATACCTTATCTTTGTAATCGTATCAATAAACTATTTGGAGAAGATGAACTTAAAAGACTATCGCCTTGGCGTAGTGTTCACTCTAGGAATGTTTTCAAGATGGGTCGTAGTCATCAAGTGTATGAGATACAAGGTGTTGCACACTTAGATTACTTTGATCTATATCGTAAGTTTACCTATGTGGCCCAAGAGTCGTATAGACTAGACCATATTGCATTTGTTGAACTAGGTGAACGTAAAGATGGTAATCCATATGAAACTTTCAAAGAGTGGTATACAAAAGATTATCAGTCGTTTCTAGAATACAATATCATGGATGTGGAACTTGTTGATCGACTTGAAGACAAGATGAAATTGATTGAGTTGTGTCTAACTATGGCTTATGATGCAAAGGTCAACTACATGGATGTTCTGGGTTCTACCAAGTATTGGGATGTTCTTATTTACAACTATCTATCTAGTAAGAAGATTGCAATACCACAAAAGATACCTAAGACAAAACCAGATAAATTTGAGGGTGCATATGTAAAAGACCCTCAAGTCGGTATGCACAAATGGGTCATGTCATTTGACTTGAACTCATTGTATCCACATCTAATTATGCAGTATAACATCTCGCCAGAGACACTTGTTGCACAAAACAAAGTTCCAAATATGTCTGTGGACAAACTACTAGATAGAAAGGTAGATACCTCTGTACTTAAAGGTGTCACACTTACACCTAATGGTGCATTGTTTAAGACAGACAAAAGAGGTTTTCTGCCAGAGATAATGCAATCCATGTATAACGATAGAGTTAAATACAAGAAACTCTTACTACAGGCAAAGCAGGAATATGAGAATACTAAAAACCCTAAACTACTCAAAGACATTTCTAAATACAATAATATCCAGATGGCTAAGAAGATTTCACTCAATAGTGCTTATGGTGCTATCGGTAATGTTTGGTTTCGTTATTACGATCTTTTGGTCGCTGAAGCAATTACTACTTCTGGTCAGTTATCCATTCGTTGGATTGAGCGTGATGTTAATAAGTACCTTAATGATATTCTTAAAACCTCTGGACAAGATTACGTTATTGCGAGTGATACAGATTCGATATATGTTCGGTTTGACTCACTTGTCGATAAAGTCTTTACTAAGGGAGAAGAAACTAAAAAGATTGTCCAATTCTTGGACAACGTGGCCCGAGAGAAAATTGAACCTTTTATTGAGGAAAGTTATCAGTCTCTGCATGAGTATGTAAAGTCATACGAACAGAAGATGGAGATGTCAAGAGAAGTGATTGCAGACAAGGGTATATGGACTGCAAAGAAACGATATATTCTCAATGTGTGGGATAATGAGGGTGTACGATATAATGAGGCGAATCTCAAGATCATGGGCATTGAAGCCGTGAAGTCGAGTACGCCTGCTCCTTGTCGTGAAAAGATTAAACAAGGTCTAAAGATTATCATGAATGGTAATGAGAAACAGATGAATGATTTCATACAAGAGTTTCGTGAGGAGTTTATGAGTCTACCACCAGAGGACATTGCTTATCCAAGAAGTGTGAATGGATTGACTAAGTTTAGTGACCCTAATGGTATGTTTAAGAAAGGAGCTCCTATTCATTGTAAGGGTGCCATTCTATATAATCATCTTATAAGAAAGAACAAACTACAAAACAAATATCAGTTGATTCAAGAAGGAGATAAGATCAAGTTTTTAAATCTTAAACAACCTAACATATATCAATGTAGTGCTATATCGTTTATGACACAACTTCCAAAGGAACTTGACTTTCATAAGACTGTAGACTATGATGTACAGTTTGAGAAGTCATTCGTAGAACCTCTCAATTTTATATTGTCAAAGATAAATTGGTTGGTTGATCGTAGCTACGGAAGTGCTGGAAATTTAGAGGAGTTTTTCTCTTGACAAAACTGCTAAATAGTTGTATAATTAAGTTAAATAATGCAGAGGAATATAATGAAAAAAGAAAAACTATTCTTAACAGATAGGTTAGAAAAACCAACTACAGACCCATTTCATAGTATTGATGCACATAATTTTGATCTATATCAAACTTTATCTGAAAATGTAGATAGTGGTGGAAGACCTACTTTTAAAGATATTCAATTTATAAAGTTAACTGATAAGTATGGTAGAAATGTTTTTCGTTGGACTCTTGCACACTATATTACAAGAGAGAAGCCAGACTTTCCTTATAAAACTTGGACTGATGGACAAGTCATTAATAAGTTTCAATCACTTGTAACACATGATTGGACAAAGTGGATTTCAAAAAGAAGTAAAGAAGATGTACTAGAAAAGTATGATGACTACAAGTATTCTTATAAAGAATATGGATTAGGTGTTATTGATGCACCACCATCATATAATTCTATTAGTGATTCATTTATGAATCCTCTAAGACTTGCCTGTAGTTCTTATGGATTTAAATCTCCAGTTGAAAGATGGAACAATGGTGATAATATCTGGGGTGTATTCGGGCCTGTGTGGAGAGGTATCAATGATACTTGTGATTTAAATAGCATAACGTATTTGGGTGCATTTAGATTAGGTACATATATCGCAACACAGTTTAAACCTACTGTTGCAAAGGCAATCTATGATATGACTGATGCAAAAACTGTACTTGATACATCTATGGGTTGGGGTGATAGACTTACTGGGTTTTATACATCTAAAGCTACACACTATATTGGTTGTGATCCTAATCCAAATACATTTAAAGTATATGAAAAAATGATTAAGTTTTATGATAAACTTACTGGTGGTAAAAAGACAGTTGACATATATCGTTGTGGTGCAGAGGATTTGTGGAAAGAGTATGAAAAAAGACATGGTAAGAAACTTGAGAATATAGATTGTGCATTTACAAGTCCACCTTACTTTTCGACTGAAAGATATAATGAGGGTGGAGAACATGAAGAAGACCAATCATGGGCTAAGTTCAATGAGTATGACAAATGGAGAGATGACTTTTATCTACCAGTCAACAGAAATAGTTTTGACTCACTAAGTGAGAATGGTATATTAATGGTTAACATATTAGACCCTAAGATTAAAGGTAAAAGATATCGTTCTGGTGATGAGTTAGTAGATATGTTAAAGGATAATTTTCTAGGACAAGTGGGAATGAGAATACAACAAAGATCAATGGGAGTTGCCAAGTTCAGTAAGGTAGATGAGAATGGTAAAACTGTACATGACAAAGAAGCAATGAATGACTACATGAAGAAAGTTTATATTGAAAACGTATGGTGTTTCAGTAAAGACAAAACCAGAGATATATTTAAACACACAAGAATAGGAACATTAGAGGATTTTATATAATGACACGACTTGATAAATTTGCAAAAAGAACTCAAAGAATAATGAGAGATGCATTATTGAATGGTGATTTATATGACCCAGATTTGTTTAGAACAACGAAAAGATTATTCTATCATGCAGTAACGGAGTATGGAATTAAAAAATCTGGATTATGTTCTATTCCAAAACCAATTGGTATGACTATTGCATCTTTTAAGGAAAAATATGACATAGATGATGATCATTATAATCCACCAGAATTTACATCTTTATATATGTTTGCACATCCAGAAAAATATTTGATAGATACACCAGAATCATTAAAAAATATGACCACAGTTTTTAGATCAAGTGCAACTACACATATGGTTACAGGCACACAGAATAAAAGTTTAAGTGACACCTCTGGAAAAATTGAGAAAGGTATTATAATAGAAAAGGCATTATGTCCTACAAACGAAAAGTATTCTGCTGTTGGTATAGATGTTTTATATAACATAAAAACTGGACAACCAATTTCTGTAAAAGATTGTTGTTATGTTCCAAACACATTGATTGAATGGGAAAAGAAATTTTGGAATGAAGAATTTAAATTTCCTATGAAAGAAACGACAAGCCCTTTAAGTGAGTTTATGGCTGCATGATACATTTAGAGAGTTGCATAGAAACATTAAAGAAAGATATCAAGTATGATTATGTACTTACATCTCCACCAGACTATGCAGAGCTAGGTATACCAGCACATACAAATGAATGGGAAGATTTTTTACACAGTTGGGTTTCGTTATTAAATCCAACCAATAATCTAGTTACTATTTGCACTACTGATAGAAAAGGTGATGGTAGAATATATCCAAAACATATAAAGGTGATTAACGTATTTGAAAAGAATGGTTGGTTTTTAAGAAAAACTAATATATGGGTTAAATCTTATAAAGTAAATATGTTTCGTATGAATTATATGCACATACTTACATTTGCAAGGAAACCATTTAAAGTTAAGAATCCACATATGGTAGATGTTATATTAGATGAGAAGTCTACTATAGTAGATGGTTTTAAGTTTGGTATGTCTATGTTAGTTGTAAAAATGATGATAGAGAATCATACAAATGAAAATGATATAGTATATGACCCATTCATGGGAAGTGGTACTACTGCAATTGCAGCCCTAGAGGTTGGAAGAAATTATCTTGGAAGTGAGATAAACGAAGAATACTACAATATATGTAAAAAAAGAATCGAAAGTGACTTGACATTACGTTAGTTTTGTTGTATTATAAATAAGAATAAGGATTAACCTTATGTCTTTTTCGGAAGACGAATTAATATAGTAACTATTAAGTTACTGCCAATTATAGGAGAAATCAAATGGCAAAAGCTAGTATCGTAGCACAAAAATTAAGAACCCTACCGCTAGGGGAACACAAACTCATAGATATCATCAAAATTATTGTTGAGGCAGATCAATATCAAAAAGAGGGTTTATTTAACAATAGTCCTTTTGGTAGAATAATCAACAAAGATTATGATGATAACTTTTATTCAGATGAAATTACAAAACAACTCAAGGAGTTATTTCCAAATGGTCTTGAAGACCTATGGGTTGATATTACTTATCAACGACTTCTAAAATTAAAAAAAATCGTTGAACATTTACGAAGAAAAGATATGAATGGAATTGAAGATTTGCATTTTAACAAAATGTTATGTGGTTCAATTGATATTGCAGTAAGACCAAATGGAAGAGGCCTTGTTTGGGATGGATTTAGACGTTCTATTATTGCATTATTAAATGGTAAGAGATTCATAAAAACAAGTATAGAATTTCACAATAAAACAATATCTATCAAAGATTGTCAAAAACAAGAAGCTTTTGTTTATGAAGTCAAAAGTGGTTATTCTGAAACAATGGCAAAAGAAGAATTATATAAGTCTGGTATTGTTTATGAAAAACCAGAAGCATTAAAACTGCAAAAAGTAATTGTTGAAATGTGTGTGGATGTTTTAGGAACAAACCCAGGCAATCCAGAACTGGGTGCTTTTTCTGAATTTTCAGACACAGTTTTAAAAAACAGACTAGAGAGTACTGATTATCTAGTACAAGCTTCATTTAAACAACAGAAAGCATGGCCATCAGATACAACTCTTACTGGATATTTAACTTGTGGACTTGCAAAGTTTTTAGACACTCTTGAAGGAGAAGATGAAGATGGAAATTCATTATGTCCAACTATTCAGATTCATACTGCACATCCAAATGTAAATGGTACTTGCGAAGTAGAGGAGGCACTTGTTAAATATGCTAAGAAATACAAACAAAATGATTTGTGTGCAAACAGACTTGCTGGTAAATCTATAGAATCTGTTGCTTTTAATATTGGTAGAGTTGTTATGGGATTAAACAAATCTCAACAATTTGAATTGTTGACAGCATTAGGATTTGAGGGTGATGAAGAACTTATGAATCAATTAACATTAGTTCCAACAAAGAAAGCACTTGCTGCATAAAACTTTTTCATAATAAGTAAAA